ATCAATGAGTACATGAACTCTCCGCGGTCTGCGACAATGTTCTACGACCAGCAAAAGTCTAGTGGAAAAGGAGAGACAATCACAGCAGAGCTAATCTACTATTGGCTCTCTGCATTCCACATCCCATGCGAGTGTGAGACGTGGCATCTTAATCGGTTATTTGCGTTGATTCGCATCGCCAGCATCAAGAATGCCCCGCCCAAGAAGATGTCCGCCAACGAGTTGGCACGAAGAAACCATGAGCTCAACGAACGGCGTAAGCAAGCGTTGGGGACTAGCGGATAGGAGATGAAATGACAAAGTTACTTTGGGACCAGGTTACTGAAAAGACTTATGAAACTGGTATTGACCGTGGTGTACTATATTTGGAAGATGGCTCCGGAGTTGCCTGGAATGGTTTAACTTCTGTCGAGCAGTCCCCAAGTTCTGGGCGCCACGATCCGCTTTTCTTTGACGGAATCAACTATGCCGATCACTCAAGTAGGGACGGATATTCTGCCACAGTCAAGGCGTATACATACCCGGATGAGTTTCTCCCTTACCAGGGAGTTGTTGAGGATTCGGTAACCCCAGGGTTCTATCTCACAGGTCAGGGTACTAAGCGATTTGGATTGTCGTATCGCTCTTTCGTTGGTAATGACGAAGATGGAACCGGATATGGCTACAAGCTGCATCTTTGTTATAACCTTTCAGCCACACCAGGGGCAGTTACCTACAAGTCGCTTTCAGCAAATACGGACCCATTTGAATTTACGTGGGTGGTAACAGGTCTTGCTGAGGAAGTGACTAACGCATATCCTACCGCCTATGTCATCTTTGATTCTAGGAAGACAGACCCGCGGCTTCTTGGTGACCTCGAAGATATTCTGTACGGAACCGCAACAGAAGCGCCAAGACTTCCGACTATGATCGAGCTTCTCGATATTGTTGGCACCTGGCGTCTCTCTGATTGGTGGTTGTCTCGCAATATTGTTGCCTATGATGAGCGTAAGCCAAGCGGGATTGGTACTGGACCCACATATAATCTAGGAACACTTGGTTGGGCAGCAAATATTCAGTGGACTGGAACGCGTCGTTTAGAAGATGATACAAACCGATGTGTCTATTTCCCCGCTGTAACCGGAGAGTATATTCAAGCTCAACATACAGCAAATCAGACGGTGCTTAGTTCTTGGCAGTCAACGGTCCGTGTGGCATTCGATGAATTCCAAGCGAATAATTATTTGTCTGGATCTGAGTCAACACACTTCACGTTTGGTATGGACTCTGCCAAAAAACTGTTTATTCAGGTGTTAAACACGTCTTTGGCAGCGATTGGTTATGGTCTTTCAACTAGCGTTATTCCAGGCCTTGATTTGAATGAAAAAATCTGGCTTCGCGGAAAAGTAACTGTTGCCACCGCTTCTTGCCAGTACTGGTATTCGTTTGACAACACTATGGATGAGAACGAGGTTGTCTGGATTCCACTATCTACAGTAACTGGGTCAAATGCTGGAACAACCCCGTTACTTACGTCCTCATCTGTGTCTACATACGGCACAAACACGAGTGGTCTTGGTACATTTAAGGGCCGCATGTACGCTGGCTCCGATGAAGTGTCCGGGCTTGTTCGCCATCGTTGGAGCGGTACAAGCATCATGGATGGTAACGCAACCACCATTTCTTCAATCATCGGACCGCCACTCACAATCTGGCATTCGGCCTCTGCCGTTTACCACTGTGGCATTATTTGGCCCGGTCGACCTTCTCGTTTGTTAAACGGCACAAGCGACTACGGTGAGGTGCCTTCCGATCCACTCGGTGCGTATGTTCGTCTCGACGGTGTTAATGACTATATTTCAACACCAGCTGCCGCCGATCTTGACATCCTTGGCACTGAAGGCACCAAGTACTTAAGTCTTCCGGGACGAATTGGGCATTACGCGTCAATTCCAAACGCTGCCCCGCTAAACATCACCGGTGATATTGAATTTGTATTTCGTATTTCGGCGGATGACTGGACGCCATCGACAACAAATCGATTTATTGCTGGTAAATGGAATACGGCACAATGTTCGTGGTTGTTGGAATTAACTACTGGTGGAAATTTAAGACTTAACTGGTCGACTACTGGTTCGAATGGGATAACCGCAACCGCTGCTGCTGCATCTCCATTCACAGACAATACAACCTACTGGGTTAAAATAACCTTTGACGTGGACAACGGAGCAGGCGGATCACAGGCTCGCTTCTACTATGCTGCGGATCAAGCGACCGAGCCATCGTCATGGACGCAATTAACTGCACCAGCCGCTGGCGGCGGAGCGACATCCATCTTTGCGGGAACAGCGAATGTGTATATTGGAGGAGCTCAATCACTGACACCAAACTTCCCAGGTAGGTTCTACCGTTTCATCATACGTAACGGCATTGGTGGAACCACCGTAGCAGACGTGGACTTCACGCTTCAGACGGTTGGCGCGACCTCCTTCACAGCAACAGCCGGTGGAACATGCACTGTTACCGGTCCACTTGCCAAGATCATCGACGGGACAACACACGGATTCCTTCCTGGGCTGGCCGGAGCATATTACACCTCGCCGTCAATGCCGGCTCTTCAAATCACGGACAACATTGAGTTGGTAGCAAGGCATCAGGGAAACTGGGCGACTGGATCGGGAACCCTGGTTGGTAAATGGGCTAGTGGCGCCGCCGATTATGTGTTATATTACACTGGCGGAAAATTCTGGTACCACGACAGTAATGTGTACGCAGCGGGTATTGCGTCGGCAACATTTGCACTTACTGATGGAACAACATACTGGGTTAAGGTGACACACAATACGACAACGGGAGCGGTCTCTTTCTATTACGCTGCTGACGCAGAATTTGAACCAACCTCCTGGACACTCATCACAACCACCGGAGCCTCCGTCGGTATTCGAACGATTAGCGCAACGCAACTTTCTATTGGCGCATATTCTGCTTCTGGAGTATCTGTCCCAGCAACCGGTCGCATCTACCGAGTAATCATTCGTAACAGTGCAAATGCTGTCGTATTCGACGCCGATTTCACCAAACATGTTGTTGGCGCAACAACGTTTGTCGAACAGTCAACAAACCAAGCAACCGTTACCGTCAATGGTGGAGCTAGAATCGAGCGTTTCCGCGACCTGGAGATTGTAGCAAGGGTGTCTGCTGACTACTGGACACCGTTGGCAATCGCGGTTATTGTGTCCAAGTGGGCGACGTCTGGTATCCGGTCTTATATGCTTCGTGTTGGCACTGCTGGTAACCTCGATTTGACGCTTTCTGCTGATGGCACAAACTCAACTGCGCTTGGTTCTTCAGCTGTTGTAAACTTTCCGCACGATACGGATGGTTGGGTTAAAGCAACTTACCGCGCTAGTGATCGTCGAGTGCAGTTCTTCAAGGCAGATGATGATGCTAATGAGCCTGGCGCGTGGACACAAGTTGGCACAAACCTAACACACACGTTGTACTCAATCTACCCGAGTACTGCTCAAATGGAGATCGGTTCTCTTGATTCGGGAACATTGCAGCGTTGGATTGGACGAGTAAAGCAGGTCATTGTTCGTAATGGTATTGCTGGCGCAATTGTAGCCAACTTCCAGGCTAAGGCCATCGCCGCAAACACTAGTGTTGTTTATGACACCGCCGGAAAAGTGTGGACGCTCAATGGTGGATGTGTTGTCCGAGATCCAAACCCGCTTAACTTTGGCCCAACCGATTCATTCACAATGTGGGCACTTGTTGAGTTCTGTGGAACTCCGACCAACTATGGACGTTTTATGTCTAAACGAGAGCTGATTGACAATGCGTTTGTGGGGCTTGATCTTGCCGCTTATGGCACAACGCTTACTGTTCTTGGCGCTGTTGATGACGGCCCCGATGTCAGAGAAGTGATTACTACCGCGACGCTTCCAAGAACGCCCGTTCTTTTGGCTCTTGTTGTTGATCGAACCACACAAAAGCTCAGCGTCAGCATTGACGACGTGGTTTCAGCCACCGCGGACATTACGTCCGTCGGAGCCATGGGAACTCCGCACCCGTTCACAATTGGTAAGACACCAAACGGTGGAGCAAACCAACATGCGCGGTTCTTCGCCGAAGGTGTGTACCCCGGCGTCATGACCGTGGCGGATCGTATGGAGCTTAAGGGCTCACTCATGGTTGGCGTCTAGACTTTACCCCAAAGGAGTCAAAATGATAGTGTTTGAAGGATCAGGCTCCTTTGACAATACTGAGAAGTGGCTAGCAGCAATGGAAAAACAAGAGGTCTTCCGAACCCTGGACCGATTCGGTCAGATGGGCGTTGACGCTCTTGAGAACAATACCCCAGTAGACTCCGGTATCTCTGCCGGTTCCTGGACATACAAGGTGGAACACTCTAGGGGAAAGCACACAATCACGTGGAACAACACCCACATGGCTGGAGATGTACCTGTTGTGATTCTTATTCAGTATGGCCATGGAACCGGCACCGGGGGCTGGGTTGAAGGTAGAGATTTCATCAACCCGGCAATTCGACCGTTATTTGACTTCATCGCAGAGCAAGTTTGGAAGGGGGTGACTAATGTCTAGTGTAGACGATCGCGTTGTCGCTATGAAGTTCGACAACTCAGCATTCCAAAGTAAAGTCATGCAAACCATTGGAATTCTTGCTAAGTTAAAAACCAGCATGGATTTCACAAAGTCTAAGACCGCCATTGCCGACGTTGGTAAGTCTGCCAACAATTTCCACCTTAACGGTATGGCGACTGCGATCGACCAGATCAACAGTAAATTCTCCCTGATGGGAGCGGTTGCTCTTTCCGTAATCAACAACGTAGTTACACGGGCAATCAGTGCGGGTATCCAGATCACAAAGGCGCTTACCGTGGCGCCCGTAATGGATGGTTTCCGCGAGTACGAAACTAACATGAACTCGATTCAAACGATCCTTGCCAACACGGCGTCAAAGGGATCAACTCTCAAGGACGTCAATGGTGCTCTTGAGACCCTTAATGCATATTCCGACCAGACCATCTACAACTTCTCGGAGATGGCTCGGAACATCGGTACCTTCACCGCCGCGGGCGTTGACCTCGACACCTCAACCAACGCAATTAAGGGCATCGCTAACCTTGCCGCTATATCTGGGTCAAACTCGATGCAGGCGTCAACCGCCATGTATCAGCTTTCCCAGGCTATTGCCACCGGTACAGTCAAGCTTATGGACTGGAACTCGGTGACAAACGCTGGTATGGGCGGTGAGGTCTTCAAGACAGCCCTGTTCGAGACGGGTAAAGCGCTTGGCACGATCAAGGATGTCCCGATGGGGCAGACTTTCGAAGAGTGGGAAAAGGCGGGCAATAAGTTCCGCGAAACACTCCAAGACGGTTGGCTTACAGGAGAGGTTCTTACAACCACGCTTCAGGGCTTTACCGGCGACCTCACCAAGGCGCAGGTTATGGCTCTCGGATATTCTGAGAAGCAGGCCAAAGAAGTCATGCGACTCGGAGCGCTTGGTAAGGCTTCGGCAACCGAAGTTAAGACGCTCACACAGCTTCTTAGCACGGTTAAGGAAACGATCGGCTCCGGTTGGTCAAAGTCATTCAAGCTTGTGTTTGGTGACTTCAAGCAGGCTAAGAAAATGTTCACGCAGTTCAATGACGTTATTAGTGGCGTTGCTAACCGTTCAGCAGATGCACGTAACTCTCTTCTCGAGGGTTGGAACAAACTGGGTGGGCGCAAGGTACTGATTGAGTCGATCACAAATGCCTTCAGAGCAATGTCCAAGATCTTCAACGTCGTTAAGGAAGCATTCCAGAACATATTCCCGCCTATGACGTCGGACCGACTCTTTGAGCTCACCGAAAGGCTTCGCGACTTCACAGCGAATCTGACCCTTAGCGAGCCAACACTACAGGCCATTCGCCGCGTATTTCTTGGTGTCTTCTCGGTGCTTCGAATCGGCATTGAGATCATCATGGGTATTGGCGGCGTATTCAAGACTCTGTTCAAGGAGCTTGCTGGCTTTGATGACGGTAAGGGTGGAGCTCTCGGATATTTGTCTGACCTTGGGTTCTACCTTGTCAGCCTCAAGGAAAAGCTGGTCGACAGTGGAGGTATTGCCGACTTCTTCGCAAACATTTCAAAGAAGATATCTGCGTTCTTCGACATCATTCGTGGAAACAAAGCCCCGGAGGAATTGTCCGGCGCAATGAAGAAGCTCGGTTCTAGGTTCGGGTTCGTAGCCACGGGCGCGAAGAAACTCCTTGACGGGTTCAAGTGGATCTGGAAGAACACCGACAAGATCCGCCAGAAGATCGTGGAGTTTGCTGGTGATGTAAAAGACTCCATCATGCAGATCCCCGGGAAGATCGTTGACTCGTTCAAGAACGCGGAGTACGACAAGGCCGTTGATGCGCTGAACCTTGGTATATTGGCCGGGTTTGTGATTGTCATCAAGAAGTTCCTTGACGGCTTCAAGAACATGTTTGTCGGTGGTGAGGGCTTATTTGATAGTGTTAAGGGTAGCCTTGACGGGCTCACCGGGACACTTACGGCCATGCAGTCTCAGATCAAGGCTGACGCTTTGTTCCGGATTGCCGCGGCTATCGGGCTTCTCACCGCTTCGGTGCTTGTCCTTTCCATGATCGACTCGCGTAAGTTGACTAAGGCTTTAACGGCCATGGCGGTTGGCTTTGGACAGCTCATCGCAAGCCTCACAATCCTCACAAAGCTGTCCACCGGACCGAAGGGGGCTATGCAGCTTGCGATCCTAGCGCAGACCCTTATTCTTATGGCTGGCGCAGTGCTTCTCTTGTCTATCTCAGTCGCCATATTTTCCCGGATGGACCTCGACGCTCTCGCAAAGGGTGTCGCTGGTGTAACTGCAATGATGTTGGCGTTGGCTGGCACGGCAAAGATCATCTCGAAGAACTCCAGAGGTATGTTCCGAGCTGGTCTCGGGATCATATTCTTGAGCATCGGTATCAACATTCTAGCAATTGCTGTAAAGCAGTTCTCTAAGCTTAACTGGGAAGAGATGCTAAAGGGCCTTGTTGGTGTTGCGGGTGGACTTACAGCCATTGCGTTTGGTATGCGGAAGATGCCGTGGGGGCTTGTTACTAAGGGCGCCGGGCTCATCCTTATATCTAGCGCGTTGCTCATCCTGTCCAAGGCACTTAAGTCTTTGGCTCAGATGTCTTGGGGCGATCTCCTCAAGGGCGTTGCGGGCGTTGCGGCTGGGCTTAAGGCTATATCCTTCGGGATTAGCAGTATGCCTTTGGCTATGATGCCGCTCATGGGTATCGGCCTGATTCTCATCGCGACAGCACTCAAACTCATGGTTGGAGTATTGAAGTCCTTCGCTAAGATGGATTACTCCGAGATGACTAGGGGTCTCGCTGGCGTGGCGGGGGTTCTTACTGTTCTGGCTGTGGCGTCAAACGCTATGTCTAGCGCCATATTTGGAGCCGTATCGATCCTCATCATGTCGGTGGCTCTTAAGGCTCTCGCCGGAACAGTTACTCTGTTCGCAAAGATGAAGTGGTCGGTCCTACTTAAGGGTCTGGCTGGCCTCGCTGTGGCTATCGCTGGAATCGCGCTTATTTCCGTGCTTCTAGTCAAGGCCGTGCCCTTTATTCTGGCTCTTGCGATTGCCCTGGGTGTCCTTGGCCTTGCCTTTGCCTTGTTTGGTGTCGGAGCGTCTCTTACCGCGGCAGCGTTCGGCGTTCTCGCTAGCGCTGGGTCAGCAGGCCTAGATTTCCTTAAGCAGGCGCTTGAGTTATTTATCAAGTATCTTCCCTCCTTCTTGGAGCAGCTCGCTAAGGGTCTGATCGAATTTGCAAAGGTCATCATTGACGCCGCCCCCGAGATCATCGCGTCTCTTGGCGAAGTGCTTGTTGCAATCCTTGATCTTATTGCCGCCCACGCGCCACAACTAGTCGCAGTGATGGTAATGTTGATTGAGGAGGGACTTGCTGCAATTAAGGAGTTTGCTCCGGAGTTGATTGACACCGGGTGGTTCCTTATTCGTAAGCTGCTCCAGGGTATTCGACAGAATATTAGCACAGTCACAAAGATGGTTATGACCATCCTAACCGAGTTCATAAGGGCAATGGCCGCTAATATTCAACCGCTGATTGACGCGGGAGCCGAATTCTTGGTTAACTTCTTGCAGGGTATCGCCGACAACCTCGACAGCGTCTTAACCGCCGCAGGTGATGTTGTCGCGGAGTTTATTCTGGGACTTGCCAACGAAGTTAAGAAGATATCTACCGCTGGCGAAGACCTGGTTACGGCCATTGTTGAGGGTATTGGCGGTATGTGGCTTGCTCTACTTGATGCCGGCCTCGGGGTTATCGGCGACTTCATTGATGGACTTGCACTTGGTATTCCGGCTCTTATTCTCAAAGCCATAGACCTGGTTGTGGCCGTCTGTGAGGCCATTGGCGCAGCATCGGAACCGATTCTTGACGCAGCATTCAAGATGGTCATCGCGTTCCTTGAGGGTATTTCTACAGCAATCAATAACAATGCTCAAGCAGTAAACGACGCTGCTTGGGATGTTGTTAACGCTATTGTCAGCGCGTTGGTTACTAGCTTGACAACCGCTCTTTCAAACCTCGGTCCCCTCGGTAGGGTTATTGCTGAGGGGTTGGACATCGTTATTGGTGACCCGGCTCCAAAGGAAGAAAAGAAGGCCGAAGCAGCCGGCAAGAAACTCCAGGGACGATTTGTTGCTGGGCTTACTGATGATCGGGGTCATTCGGAAGCGATCAAGAGCCTCGGAACCAAGTTCGGTGAGAAGATGAAGCGCGCATTTGGTAAGATTCCGACCGGTATGCTTGACACCCAGATCATATCTCCAACCATTCGCCCGGTCCTCGATTTGACCGACGTTGAGAAGGGCTCGGCTGGATTGTCAAGAATGCTTGGTAAGCATCGCGTAAGCGCTGACGTGTCGTATCGTAGCGCTCATGGGATCATCGACGCAACACTTGCCCAGTCGCAAGACGACGCGCCCACTACACCGACTGTTCGCGACATCAAGTTCGAGCAGACAATCATTGCAACAGAACCTCTTAAGCTTCGTGAAATTTACAAGCAGACGAGATCACAAATCGCACTAGCCAAGGAGGAGTTGAAGGTCTAATGGAAATTAAGAAGATCGAACTTTTCAGTGGATTTTCCAAGTTTGTCGATCTCTTCCTGGATTCTCAGGCCGAAACGGCGCCATATATTCTATTGTCGGCGTCAGGGCTTGACCCAGCGGAGATCTCGAACATGTTGTTCGCGGTAGGGCCTGTAAGTGGGGCAAATCTGTTCCAGTTCGCTCTACCGCCCCGTGAGATCGTGTTAACAATCAAGTTGAACCCACGCCCAGGACAGGGTGAAACAGCATCAAGCCTCAGACAAAATCTGTATCGATTGATTGGGCCAACAAGAACTGGCCAGATCCAGGCAAGATTTGTTGGTGCTGCAAACGTACTGCATGCCTATATTTACGGTGTGGTTAAGCGTGTCGAGACACAGCAAACAGATAACTCTCAGATTGTACAACTAACCATTCTGTGCGATTATCCGTTACTCCGAAACACGGAAGTTGATGTTTACACTGTTGGTATGAGTAAGACCGCTTTGGTTATTACAGACACCGAATCGACGGCTCCGCACGGGTTAAAGCTTCACGTAAAGTTTACGGGTTCGGTGTCCAGTTTCCAGATAAATGCTGGTACCGATGCTCCATTCCGAGTAAACTATGACTTTGCAGTCAATGATATTTTGTACATCTCATCCAACCAGTGGGACAAGTACATTTATGTCTACGACGCAAGCGCAAGCAACAACGTATATCTTGGCGCTGCCATGACCGCCGGTTCTGTTTGGCCGTTGGTGTTTCCTGGTGTTAACACATACACCATCAACACTAGCGCCTACACATTCGAGAAGTTTGCGCACTATCCGACGTTCTGGGGGATCTAATGGAGTTCTTCAAGATCGGTACTGATTACAGGTACGGGCCGCTTATTCCAGACATTAAAGAGGCCATCTGGGTTGAACGGTATGACCAGCCCGGCGAGTTCACACTCATATTTAGCCCGGCGTCTAAAGCAATCATGGACTTTCTCCCAACGGGAACTCTTATTTCGCATGCTGACAGTAAAGACCTCATGATTGTTGAGGAACACGAGATTGAAGAGACACCGGACGATCCGGAGAAGCCGTCGACGCTTACTATTCGAGGACGAAGTCTTATTTCGTTCTACGAGAACCGGATCACAATTCCGTTGAGCTACCACTTATGGGATGATGTAAACCCGTTGTACACATCTTGGGACCCCTGGTATCCGGTCGGAGGCACAAACCCAATTGCTACCCAGGCCACCGGTTCTCCGGACAGAGAAATCGATTTCTATTACGCTAAAGATTACCCCTGTGAACACGCCAAGAAGCTACTTACCGATTATATTGTGGGCTACCCTTGGTCTAGTGCGTGGGAGATCCTTAGTTGGGCTATCTATAACGACGTTACTCCTGGCGCTGGTGATACTCAAGAAGAGGCAAGAATTGAACGTGGCGAAGTCTTAACCGAGGTGTTACGGCAGTTAAACATTGCCGACGCCGGAGTAAAGGTGCAACGACCCACGACAAACGCTGATGTCACAATTGATATTCGAATTCACCGTGGCACAGACAAGACTGGAACCGTTCAATTCAAGCAAGGCGACTTCTCTAGTCTTAAGTATCTGAGGTCAACGGTTGGCTACAAGAACGCCGTCGTTGCCATCTCAAAGTTTGTCGGGAGTCAAAGCTTCCCCGCGGGCGTCTCTGGCATGGACTTCCGGGTTGGGTTAAAGATGATGGATGACATCAACTACAACCCAACAGATGCTGGTAACAGCTTTGCTAGGATGGATAGACAGAAGCTTGTCATTGACCGACGAATGAAGCGATATTTGCGTAATCATCGGAGGACGCGCCTGGTTGATGTTGAGATCAAGAACCATGCTGGGTACACGTACAGAACGGACTACAACATTGGTGATGTGGTGTACGTCGACGGTACATATTGGCAAGGCACAATGCGCGTTATCGAATACGTTGAAGGATTCGACGAAAATGGACGATACGGCCACCCTGTATTACGAGAGAAAGAGTAATGGGCATTTATGAACGAGTGGGGACCTCTCCTTCTTACAGTAATGGCCTCAGTCATAGCATCCAGTGGGTTTTGGACGTACGTCATGTCCAAACGAAACAACAAAAGTGCGGTTACGCGACTTCTTATGGGACTAGCTCACGATAAGATCTCTGCGCAAGGCATGATGTACATTGACCGAGGCCATATTTCACGAGACGAGTACGAAGCCTTCGAACAGTATTTGTATAGGCCGTACAAAGAGCTTGGTGGTAATGGGCTAGCAGACAAGATCAAAGAACAAGTGGATAAGTTACCTCTGGAAGGAGGCGCGTAAAGATGGAATCCAGCCAGAAATCTCCGATGCTCTCTGATAAGGTCTACGACTTTATCAAGAGGATGGTGCTGAGTGTTCTTCCGGGTATGGCCACGTTATATTTCACGTTGGGCTCTATCTGGGGGCTTCCGCACGTCGAGCAGATCGTGGGTACGTTTGCAGCAATTGCAACGTTCCTGGGCATTCTTCTTAGGATGAGTGCTCAGTCGTATAATGACAGTGATCTAGCGTTTGATGGTGTGGTCAACATTACTGCCCAGACAGATGGGTCTAAGGTATATTCTCTAGACCTTCATGACGGAAACTCGGCAACGCTTGACCAAAAGGCATCGGTAGTCTTTAAGGTCAATCCTAGCGTCCGTATTGAGTAAAGTCATATTCGCATAAAAAACACCGGTTATAGTGAGAACCTACCGAAAGGATAAGGATGTTTAAGCGCAAGCAAACGTATGAGGATATGAGCCTTCAGGCGTCCGCGCAAACACTTCTGGATAAGATGGCCAACGTCGGTCCAGATTCCGATGAGTTCCCAGAACTGATGACCCGTTATGAACGGATTGAAGCCCAGCGCAAGAGCACAAAGAAAGCGTGGAGCGTCAGCCCAGACACCCTCGTCATCGCCGCTGCGAACATCATCGGGATCGTGATCGTCGTTGTCTACGAAAAGAAGGATGTGTGGACGACGAAGGCTTTCAACCAAACGTTGAAGCTGAAGTGAACATTCCCATCACTGGAAACAGGTGAGAGAAGCCCCACAGTGTGTGCTAGATTGTAACAGATCTACATGCACTGTGGGCTTTTCGTTTTGCAGACAACGCCTTTATTTTTTCGAATCTCAAAAAATTCCCGGGGGGACATTTTCCGACTAAGTCGCAGAAAACACAACGGTTGTAATGAGATCAACCGAAAGGAACTACTATGTTCGGAAAGCACGAATTCCGCGTGAAGGTTGTCAACACCAGCAAGGAAGCTGTTGTTCCGCTCGAGCCCGAAGAGGACTTGATCGACAAGACCATCATTGTGGTTGAGGTCGCCAAGCGCCTTATTTGGACCGCAGCCGGAGCAGCCGTGACCTACGTTGCCGCTGACACCCTCCGCCGAGTTGCCGTCGAACTGGCAAAGAAGTAACCAACCAAGATCTAAAGGAGAGAGCCCACAAGGACTCTTTCTTTTTCGCAGGTTTTACAACGGTTGTAATGAGACCCAACAAAGGAGTTATTTACCATGACCGAACTTCGTAAGATTGTTGATGAAAACGTCAAGCGCTTGGAGACTTGGAGTAACGAAACAGTAGCGACTCTCACGACTCTCACAAACACTTCTGCAGACACCGTCAAGGTGCCGGTAGAAGCTTTGGAGAATCTGAAGTTGCTGCTTGTCACGCAAACCAAGACCATGAGCGCGCTAAACGCCTACGTCAACCAACTGAACGAGCTTGCTCAGACACTACCCCGATGAAGCAATCACAAGACCATATTCCAACAAGGAGTATGGTTTTTGCCCTCGCATATTCTGCAACGGTTATGATGAGAACAACCGAAAGGAATTACAATGGGAAAGATCGCGAAAGCCTTTGACGCCATCGCCGAATTCGGATCCGACTACGCGAAGTACAACGCGAAGGTAGACGACATGACACATGCTCTACTTCGCCGAGACCACGGTATGGATCCGACACAGGCGAGACGCGCCGCAAAGGTCCTTGTGACCCAAGCCGAAGTAACCTGGAAGAACTGATCAGCCAGAGCCCCTAACACGGGCTTTGGTTTTTGCCCTCGCAGAAAAAACAAGGACTATAGTGAGAAGGTACCTAAGATTGAACTTAGGTGAAAGGCAAACCATACCAGCCAACTTCTTTTTTTCTTCACCGACAAAGGAGCCACTATGAAGATCGTCAAGACCATGAAGGCGAAGACTTCCGCGTTCTGCGACAAACATTACGAAGGAATTGCTGTGACCGTCATCCTGGGTTCGATGGCCGCCGTTACGGTTGCCGCCTTCGCCGCAGGATATTCGTACAGCCCGAAGTCCGCCGATTACATCGAGCCCGCCGATGGTCGACCGTCGATCATCCTCATCCACCTCATGAACGGCGACACCCTGGCGTTTGCCAAGCGTGACTGACCAAAAGATCAGAGCTCCTTACAAGGGCTTTGATTTTTCTCCGGTCGCAAGAAATACAACGACTCTAGTGAGAAGAAGGTAAGACACGAATGTGCAGGTGCAAGACCTGCCTACCTGGTGCGGAAGCTAAGCCGCTAAATTATGAGTTTTCGTTGGACCATAAACCCCAGCTTCTCTTTTTTTTCTCCGCTACGAACAAAGGAAAGACAATGAGTAACAACGCTAAGCATTACGGTTTGTTCAAGTTCCTGTTTGACGCCGTACTTACGGTCTGCACCGGTGGCCTTTGGCTCATCTGGGTGTTTGTCCGTGAGATGCGAGGTCGCCGGTGAAGCCACGCCATATTCTGGCTACGCTTGAGCAAAAGGTTTACGAGAACACCCCAGAGATTCTGACAGCAATCGGCGTCTCAGGCGTTGTCACTACGGGATATTTGGCAGTGCTTGCTGGGCAGAGCGCTCAAGGAGAGATTGCTGCTGAACAGATCGCGCAAGACCGAATTCTTTCTCGTAAAGAAAAACTGAAGCTCACGTGGAAGTGTTATATTCCGGCGGTTGCGTCGGGTATAGCCACAATCGCCTGCGTTGTTGGTAGTCACCGAGTCTCCACAAGACGGACTGCTGCCGCATATTCGCTGATGACATTCACCGATGCCGCGTTCAAGGAGTATCGCGAAAAGGTTGCAGAGACGATTGGTGAAAAGAAGGAAGAAGCCATTCGTGACGAAGTCGTTAAAGACCGCATTGCACGAAATCCTCCGTCGAACGAGGTCGTGCTTGTTGGACCCGGCAACGTGCTTTGCTGTGAGCTCTACACTGGGCGATATTTCAACAGTGACATGCACACTCTCCTTAGTGCAGAGAACGAATTGAACGCTCGTCTCCTCCGAGAGATGTACGCTACGCTCAGCGACTTCTACTGTCTGGTCGGTCTTCCGTATACGGACATGTCTGATGACTTCGGTTGGACAAGCGACAAGCTTGTGAAGCTCAAGGTCACTACTGTGTTGGCAGATGATGGCAGACCGTGTCTCGCCTTCAACTACAACTATATTGACCCGCGCGGTAAGCACTAATTCGCAAGAATTACAACCACTTATATGAGAACTAACAAAGGAAGAACCATGAACGAATCAGCAGATACCGTCAAGGTCGAAATTGTCAACCGCCCGTCCAAGCAGGATGCGATGTTGAACACCCTGGTCACCGCAACTATCACGGTTGCCGTGAGCGCGGTGGGCACACTCGTCACCCAGCTCATGGCGCAGCGGATGGCAAAGAAGGCCGCGATGGCAGCTTCTGAGGATGCTCAGGCAACAGCCGAGTGAACCTCAAGCCAAGGTCCCGTAACAAGGACTTTGGTTTTTCTTTTTGCCATATCTACAGACAAGGAAACACACATGTTAATGAAGACGATGAAGTACAAGAACCTCGACGGCAAGCCGGTTGAGCGTAAGCTCTATTTTCACATGTCGGAAGTAGAGCTCCTTGAGCTTGAACTTCGTGAAGATGGCAACTCGTTTGGCGCCATGATGAACCGGATGGTTGAAGCCGAGAACGTCGGCGGGCTTATTCGTGAATTCAAGAAGCTTCTGCTGATGTCCTACGGCGAGAAGTCGCTTGACGGCGAAACGTTCATCAAGGACGAAGCAGCCACTAAGACGTTCGAGCAGTCTGCCGCATATTCTGCGCTGTTCATGGAGCTTGCTTTGAGTGTTGAGGCCGGTACAGAATTCATCAATGCTCTTATCCCGCCGGAGCTCATCGAGAAGGTCAACCGTGCGGCTGCAGAACAGCAGGCCTCGGAAACTCCTGAACATCGTGCTGAGATCTTCCAGGCCAAGGGCCTCACGCCTCCGCCTCCGCCCCCCTTCGACGTCGTTAGCTGATAAGGACCACAATGGATTTTCCCAGTAATAGCCAGAATCCCAAGGGCAAGCCCGAAGCACCCGACGAGAAGCCGCGTGTCGAAAAGGTTGTCAAAGGCCCGGTGATCCAGAAAAAGAAGCCTATTGGCGAGCGCATTCGTGGGATATTTGCTCGTGGTGAATTTAAGCAAGCAATCTCGTTCGTTACGGTTGATGTCATGATCCCGGCGATTCGAGATCTGGTTGTGGACGCCACATCCAAGGGCATTGAGCGGTTGGTCTATGGCGACACCCGTCCTCGACGAGCTCGTGGTCATGGCGCAGCCACAACGACGCTTGTTTCGTATAACGATCCCGTGAACCGATATTCTGCAAGCCAGCATCCCGCCATGCTTCCCAAGCAGCCGCCCCGTGGTGGGCTTCCTTCTAGGTCTCGTGCCCAGGGGGATATTCTCCTTGTCGACAAGGATGACGCGCAGGCGACTCTCGACATGCTGTGCACACTAGTAGAGCAGTACGAGGTGGCCAGTGTGGCTGACCTCAACGACATGCTCGGCTTGCCAGCTACGTACGTAGACAATAGCTGGGGTTGGACAAATCTTGCAGGCTCTCGGATCGTGCAGACTCGAGAGGGATATTTGCTCCAGCTTCCGCCAATCGAACAACTCTGAAAGGACAAACATGTCACTAATTCCTGACGCACTCTCACAGAACATGAACAGGCAGCTCCTCGTTGCGCAGAAGGCCTCTCCTAAGCTGTTATTTGGCCTTGGCATTGGCGCTGTCATCGGGGGAACGATTCTTGCCTGCCGAGCTACGATGAAGCTCGAGACAAAGCTCGACGCCTTCAAGACCGAGATCGACGGCATTAGCTGCCGTAAGGAAGAGTCGGCCGAGTCGGCATATCCTACCAAGCAGTACAAGCGCGATCTCTCCAAGGCGTACACGCGCCACACGATTGATATTGTCCGACTGTATGCTCCCTCTGTCATCATTGGCGGGATTGGTATTGCGGCCCTGACAACCTCGCATGTGACGCTTACTCGTCGTAATGCTTCTCTGACTGCGGCATATTCTGCGTTGTCAGTGAGCTACGACGCATACCGTGCGAAGATCCGTGAGGAGTATGGCGAAGAGCGTGAACTTGAGCTCAAGCAGGCCTCCATGGAGTCTACTTTGCTTGGTGGTGACCCTCGTGTTATGGGTCTTCCTGATGGTATCGACCATTCGGTGTATGCTCGCATATTTGATGAGTACTCACCTCGATGGGTAAAAGATCCGGAGGCCAACAAGGTCTTCCTGATGTGCCAGCAGAACTACGCAAACCATCGACTGCACCAGCGAGGGCACGTATTCTTGAACGAGATCTACGATGATCTTGGCTTGGAGCGCACTCGTGCTGGGCAAGTGGTTGGATGGGTTCTTGACGGCAACGGAGACAGTTATATTGACTTCGGCATCTTCACCGCCAACAACAGCCGGTTTGTCAATGGAATCGAACGAAGCGTGGTTCTCGACTTCAACGTCGACGGACTTATTTACGACAAGATCTAAGGAGAAACTGATGGACATTGAGGTGGAAACTACCCCTACAAGCTCGTCTAAGGCCGTTATTTTTGGCGTAGGCGCGCTCTGTGGTGCAATGCTTGGTTCTGTCGTTGGATACGTAATTGCCAAGCGTAAGTACACACAGCCGATCACAATTGAGAGCATTTCCGTGTGGGATCCGACCGCAAGGAAGTTCATTTCGGAAGACGAGCCTTTGCATAGTGCTGACGAGTCCGAACCGGAAGAAGATATTCTCGTTGTGGCTGATGGTAACATCGTCCTTGATCGACGAGAAGATTCTGCCATTGTCTACAACAAGCCGGTTGAACCCCCCGAATTGGATGAGACTCCCGCGCCAACCGTGCACGATATTTTCGCCAACAATGGTGAAGATTGGGACTACGACACAGAGCAGCGACTTCGTCGAAGCAACATGCCATACGTCATTCACGTGGACGAGTACACCGAAAACGAAGACGAGTTCAAGCAGGCAACGTACACATATTACGAAGGCGACGACGTAATGGTAGACGCTGCTGATACTCCCGTGTACAACCACGCAGGACTCATGGGCACGCTGAAGTTTGGCCATGGCTCTGGTGACCCCAGCGTTGTCTATATTCGCAACGAGCAGGAAAAGCACGACTGGGAAGTGATCCGGATGTCGAGTAGCTATGCTGTCGAGGTTCTCGGGCACCAGTACGAAGAAGACACTGAAATCAGGCATTCTGCTCGCCACTTCCGGGACGAGTAAGACATGAAAGAGCCAATTGAGGACGCATATTTCAACTGGCTCTGCGCAAAGGTAGATTCATCCGCGGTTCCAACCCCGTCTTTGACGCACTGGAATTTTCTTAGATTACTTCACTCGGTCGAATTCGTGTGGTTAGTGTCCGGAGACGATAACAGAGTCGAAGACGGGTTGGAACTTCGCCGGGAGTTTCTCCGGTTCTTTGGTTTAAAACCAGATAGGTCGTGGGAATGGTTAGGGTGCTCCGTTTTAGAGATGCTGATCGCCTTAAGCCGAAGGGCAGAGTTTGACACCGACATTAGTGATCGAGATTGGTTCTGGATATTTGTCTTGAATCTCGGTCTTGGTGGGCTTAACGATGCTACAGAGATAGACGAAGCGGGTGTGTGGCATACCCTGCAGAAGTTTATTTGGCGACGCTACAAACGAAATGGTTACAACGGAGGTCTCTTTCCGATCCGACACCCGACACGAAACCAACTCAAACTAGAACTGTGGTACCAATTTTGCGATTACCTAATCGACCGCGACGCTCAATGAAAGGAGGGTAATGGATTTCTATCAGATTCGTATCAAGGAACAAAGAAGTGGACCTCCTCATATTTACCCAGACTGGACCGTTGGGCGTTCGAAAGACTTAATGGTACGCGGTCAGAGCTTCTACGCCGTATGGGATGCGGAAAAGGGGCTTTGGTCGACCGACGAATACGATGTGCAGCGTCTGGTAGATGCAGACCTCCATCAGTTTGCGCAGGAAGCCGAAGCAAAAGATGGAATCAGGTATGTGGTCAAGAGTATGCGTTCTTTCGACACACAAGTCTGGAGTACGTTCCGTAAATTCATGCGCAACGTCAGCGACAATTCCCATCCGCTAGACGAAACGCTTGTGTTTGCGAACACAGAAGTAAAGAAGACGGACTACGCAAGTAAGCGGTTGCCATATTTGCTGCAAGATGGCCCGTTTGATGCGTGGAACGAACTGATCAGCGTTCTATATTCCGAAGAGGAACGTGCAAAGATCGAATGGGCCATTGGCGCTATCCTTTCTGGTGACTCTAAGAAGCTCCAGAAGTTCTTGGTGTTCTATGGACCTGCGGGTAGTGGTAAGTCGACAATCCTGAACATCATTCAGGCGTTATTTGCTGGTTACGTCTCCACGTTCGATGCTAAGGCCCTTGGTAGTAGCAACAACGCATTTGCCACCGAGGTGTTCAAGTCAAATCCGCTAGTCGCAATCCAGCACGATGGTGATCTGTCTAAGATCGACGACAACACGAAGTTGAACTCGATTATTTCTCACGAAGACATGACCATGAACGAGAAGTACAAACCCAGTTACACAGCACGAGTCAACGCGTTTCTTCTTATGGGCACTAACCAGCCCGTGAAGATCTCCGACGCTAAGTCTGGCATCATTAGGCGCCTCATCGACGTTCACCCGACAGGGAAGACGTTGGACCGAGAGCGCTACCATATTCTGATGAACCAGATCAACTTCGAACTGGGCGCAATAGCACACCACTGCTTGCAGCGATATTTGCACATGGGCAAGAACTACTATTCTGGGTATCGTCCACTCGAGATGATGCTCCAGACCGACGTGTTCTACAACTTCATCGAGGCGTACTTCGATATTTTCAAGCGCCAGGATGGAGCAACGCTCAAGCAGGCGTACGAGTTATACAAGGAATTCTGTGTTGACACGGGCATCGATAAGCTCTTACCCCAATACAAATTCCGTGAAGAGCTACGAAACTACTTCGAGCACTTCGAGGAAAGGGCTGTTGTGGATTCGGTCAACGTACGTAGTTACTACTCTGGGTTTAAGACACCAGAACCACCGACACCGTTTGTCCCGCATGGTATTGCGTCATTTTTGCTTGACATGCGGGATCCGGTCTACTACCAGGACACCGTCTTCGACAAGATGTATGCTGATGCCCCAGCACAGTATGCAAAGCCGAGTGGCAATCCGGGATATTCTTGGAGTCGAGTTAAGACAACTCTCAAAGATCTCGAACCCAAAGAGCTTCATTTTGTGCAAATTCCGGAAAACCATATTGTCGTCGACTTTGACTTGGTAGACGAAGATGGGAACAAGAGCGCAGAACTAAACATTGCTGCTGCTTCTCTGTGGCCGCCTACGTATGCCGAGTTCAGTAAGAGTGGCGCTGGTCTGCATCTGCACTATATTTACACAGGAGACGTGCATGAACTGGCTAGCGTCTACGATGTTGGTATCGAAGTTAAGACACTACTTGGAGATGCTGCGCTACGGCGTAAACTCACCAAGTGCAACACTCTAGGGATATCTTCCATCAGCGGTGGTCTCCCCAAAAAGGAGAAAGCCATGATGTCAGCGCAAAGCATTCAGAGCGAAAAAGGTCTTAGGGCCTTGATCGAACGGAACCTCCGAAAGGAGATTCACCCTGGGACAAAGTCGTCGATCGACTTCATCTACAAGATCCTTGACGATGCATAT